AACAAACGTTATTGCAAGTCAAACTATTACTAGCTCGACAACATATACTAGGACGACTTTAAATTTCGTTGCACCAACTTCTGGGAATATTTCTGCAAGAATCAGAAGTGTAGCAGCTGATGAGCCTGTTCTATACATTGATGATGTTTACTTGGGGCTAGCAAGGAATGTTGGAACTGTTGCGCAGGCGGAATTGTTGGGCACCGTTGTTATTTCTAATTGTGCTTTTAGAACTACAACGGTAGGAACTTGGATAAATTATACAGCTAGTGGATGTGTTTATAATGTTACTGGAGATTTGCTACAACCAACAACAAATTTGTTAGGCTTTAGAATGGTTAATCAAAAGCCAGGAAAATATGTTTTTAGAGGAATCGGTTCTTTTGGAAGACATAATGCTTCTAGTTTCGATGGATGTCAGTTTAGGTTTACGGACGGAACAAATTTTGCTCAATTTAACAGAACTTATGATATCTCTGGTAGTGATATTGTACCGATGATTGGCGGTAATATTATTTATCAAAACGCAATAAATGATTTGACAATATATGTGCAAGGTTACAAAGAAACCTCGAGTACTGGACAGTGCGGAACAGACAGTCCGACAACAATCGAAGTCTACCGCTACCCACTTCAATCAGAGATTGCTGTAAGGCCTGAGACGCAGAATGTTTATGGTTCTGTGAAGTATACAACATCGTCTGGTAACGTTAGTTCAAACTCTGTTACAGTAAACACAAGAACTCCACTAACTGTTACCAACCTTCAAAACTATGCAAGCTATATTGGAAGAGCAAGGCCATGTTCAGATACAAATAGAATTTGTGTTCGATTTGAAAATCTTCCGGCCGGTGATTATGAAGCGTTTTTTACTGGAGGAAACACTCTTTTTACTAGTAGCGATAATAATTGCTATTTTAGTATTTTGGATGGAACATCGTTTGTTCCTCCAGAAATTTTTATGAATTTTGGAGGAACAAATGCAAGGTGGGTTTCGTCGTATATAGCCAATTTTTCCTATAATAACACACAAACAAGAGAGTTTTATGTTGTAGCAAGAAGACATTCTGGAACCGGAGGGTGCGGAATGTATTTTGGTGATGGCGCAAGTGATGGGACGCCAATACAACTCGGTCTCCGTCCACTCTCCCAATCCCTCCCAGCACCAAACCTAGTCGGAAGTGTAACAAGCTTAAGTGCTGGAAGTCTTAGGATTGAGAGTGCTGAGTTTGGAAGTGCAGACGACACTGCGTGCACATCAAGTCCATGCGCTATTTTGAGGCCTACTTCTAATTGGATTTCTTCAATTACTAGAAGTTCTACAGGAAATTATCAAATGACTATAAATAGTGGAGTATTTGCATCTCAGCCAAATTGTTTTGTTACTAATGGAATCAATGCTGGTGTTAATATGGATATTGTCCCGTCTTCTCCAACAGTATTTAACATATATGCACGATTAACAACTGATCCTGCATATGATGTAAGAGCATCGGTTATGTGCATCGGCCCAAGAGGTTCACTATGAAATACCTACTAATCTTATCAGCTTTAATTCTGTCATCGTGTGGGACTTCGAGCTACCTTGTTGACTCAAGTAAGTGCGAGCCAATTGGCGGTGGTCATTTTATTTGCAAGGAAAAAGAATCGGTGAAAGAATTAAACTAATGATCCAGATTGACCTGTTCCAAGCAGTCTACATTATCGCAACCGCCGTACTTGGGGCAGTAATCTGGTTTGTTAGATTAGAGGGTAGAGTGAAGTATAATGAGATGTTTAACAAAGAGACCCAAAAAGACGTGGATGTTCTAAGAAATAAATACGAGGCTTTGGATTCTAAAATCCTAGAAAAACTAGCTGAAATTAGCGAGCGTCTTGCTAGAATTGAGGGGTATAACAGAAGGGGGGAAGAAGATGCAAAAAATAACTAAGCAGGTAGAAACACCAAAGGAATTACAAGAAGTTTTGGATGTTGTTATTGAGTTAATTAAGGTAACCAAAGAACAACTCAAAGACGGTTTTGATCTATCTAAAGATTTAGGGCCAATTCTATCGGTTGCAATTTCAAAACTTCCAATTGCTATTGATGGAATTGAAAAAATTGCAGACGAGCTAAAAGCGGATCTTCCAGGTGTTATTAAAGCCGGAGGATTATTTGCAGCAGACTTAGTTGAAATTTTAGCAAAGAAAGAATAACCACAGCATGAGTGAAACAAAACCAACAACGGCCTCATATATGTCATGGCTATCGGGTGTTTGGAAAATAGTAAAAAGCATACCAACGCTGTTATCAATAGCTAAAGCCATATATGATGCCTACCTTGAGTTTGAAAGAAAACGGAAACAAAAGCAGATGGAGGACGCACTTGCAAAAGTCGATCAAGGCGATCAGCGCGATCTTGAGCGTTTGCTTCGCAAGTAGTTGCGGCTCACTTCCGAATACAAAGATACCAAGGATCAATGGACCGATCTACATTATGGATGTTTCGCTTGGGAAAGTCTGTAGAGTTCTTGATGATAATAGCCGTGTGTGTCTTGATCCTACTGATGAACAGCTTCGTGGAGCTGTTGTTTTGGTTCGCGAAACACGCGATGAAATATTCTTGCTACTCACCAAGTGTAAAGACTGGGGAAAGACAAATAAGGAATCGGCATCAGAATTTGTGAAGAGAAACAACCTTAAAGAAGGTGATCTGTGAAGTTTGGTAAATTAGAAAAAATTCAACTCACTAGATACTTTCATTCTGTTGAGTTTAGATGTAAGTGTTCATTTCCGACTTGCAGAGAAACAATTGTAGATGACGAACTTCTTAATAAGCTAGACCTAATGAGAAAAGAGCTTGGCCAGTCGATTATTATTTTAAGTGCATATCGTTGCAAGGAGCAACAAGAGAAGTTAAGGTCAGAAGGAAAGCAAACAGCTAAGGGTGTATCTCAACATGAGCTAGGTCGTGCTGTTGATTTAATGTCGAATGGAAAAACTACTGAAGAGTTGGTAGAAGCAGCTGTTAAAGCTGGTTTTAAGTCTATTGGTTTAGCTCGTGGGTGGATCCATGTTGACTTACGGGATGATAAAGATAGACGTTGGAACTATGTTTAGAAAGGAAGGCATCATGAAAATGAAGAAAATGGTTGCAAAGAAAGCAACAAAAAAGGCTGTTGCCAAAAAGCCAATGAAGGCTAAGAAAATTGCAAAAAAATAATAATTTAAAGACAACGGGAGAGCAGCATTAACTTGTTGTTCTCCCGTTTAACAAGATGAATGAAAGCCACGCAAGAATACGCAAAAGACCTTATAAGATGGGCCAATGATCCCTGGGAGTGGATCAAGGATTGTGTAAGAACGCTTGACGAAAACGACGCTAATAACCCAATAAAACCGTTCCCAACAGAAAAAAAATACCTTCAAATAATGTGCAAGATATGGACTAGGGAGCGACTTGTTGCGATCCCAAAGTCTCGTCAGATGATGGCATCGTGGCTTATGGTGTCACTTCATTTATGGGATGTGTGGTTTAATAAGGGCCGACTCATAGGCTGTATGTCCAAGAAAGAGGACGTTGCAAATGAGCTTTTGAAGAGGATGAAATTCATTCATGACCATGTCCCAGAAGATGTTTGGCCAAAAGAACTTAGACCAAAGCTAGAATTTGTTTATTGTGAAGTAAGGAATGTTGATTTTGGATCAAGAATTGTTGCCCTGCCAGAAGGGGCAGATCAGGCGCGATCATACACCTTTTCAAGGCTTCTTTGTGACGAAATGGCGTTTTGGGACAATGCTCAAGCAACATATTCTGCTGCTATACCCACACTTGGAGCGCATGGGTGCTTGACTGCGATTAGCTCTGCTGCACCATCGTTTTTTCATGACATTGTATTCGATTGCGTAGATGGAGAGGTTCCCAAGACTCCTCCAAAGATTTACAGGCCTATTGATGGTGTAGAGATTTGGAGAAATGAGAAGAACGGGTTTGTTGTTGTACAAATTCATTATAGTGCTGACAAGAGCAAATATACCGATGAGGTTTTGGCTCAGAAGAAGGCATCAATGCCTTATCACCAGTGGATGCAAGAGTATGAGATTAGCTGGGAAACAAAGATTGGCAAGCCAGTATATCCTGATTGGTCTAAAAAGGTTCATGCGACCAGCGAGATTATACACCCACATCTTGGCCTTCCATTAATTCTATCTATAGACCAAGGTTTATATCCTGCAGCATTAGTATCTCAATACCAAGAAGGAAGATGGGTTTGTTTAAAAGAGTATATACAGGAAAACATGGGTGCAGAGCGTTTTTGCGAGTATGTAATAACTAATTTGAGAAAAGACTTCAGGGATTGGTGCAATTTAAAAGAGGATTTCATTACGTTCATTGATCCAACAGCGTTTAACAGAAGGGATGTCGATGAGCGAACCTATGTTACTGTGTTTGCTAAGTTTTTTAAGGTTCAACCAGGAGCAAATGGTTTCAACGAGAGAGTTCAGTCTGTTGAGACGCTGCTAACAACTATGAAGCATGGTAGGCCATGTTTTTTGGTGAGCGAGCCAGGTTGCCCAGAGCTTGTAAAGGGTTTTGATGGAAAATATCATTACCCTGAGAAATACTTTGAAAAAGAGCCGAATAAGATTAGGCCAGAAAAGAACTTTTGGTCTAATATCCATGATGCGTTACAATATGGGGTATCTGGATTTATGAGGTTTATCAACAAGAAGCCTAGGGTTGGAGTAAAATCTCCAGGTTATAGATTTGGTGGTGAGATATATGGATCTGAAGGACGTTAATTCTAGTGATGTTGAAAAAGATGAAGTTTCAAGAATACTTGAGATAAGTCGTGTTTACAAAAACGAAGCCAAGCAAGCGAGAAGAAATAGGGATATTTTAAACTCTCGCAACTGGGATGTTTATCACATGAGGCAGGATTGGTCTCACAAGCGTGAAGGCCAAAGCAGGGATTTCCTTCCAAAACAGCGAATGGCTGTTGAACAGATTACTCAGTTTTTCCAACAGGGAATTATGGATGTATCAGATTGGTGGAAGGCTGAATACGCTCCAGGAGTAAACGAAAATCAGGTCTTAATAAAAAAGGAAGAGGTTAAGAAAATCACTGACCGATTTCTTGAGATGAACGACTTTGTGTCCTTAATTGGTGATTGCATAAAGACTGGTCTTTTATCTTCTGTAATAATTTTAAAGGTTTATGGGGACTATTGTAAAAAACCATTCTTTATTTTTGAGCAAGATATAAATAATGATGGTACTTTAAAAAATAAAATTAAGCGTGGATTTAGAGAACCATGGACATTGAAGTTTTCATTGGTTCAACCAGAAAACTTTTACCTTGATCCATCAGGTAAGGGTCTATACATGATGGAGGAGCTTTATCTTGACTATTTTGAGGTCGAGAGATTAGCAAAAGGTAAAAATCCTATCTATGACATAAAAGAAGTAGAGAAGATTTCCAAACAATATAGCGAGGATTGGAACTTCAAGGTAAGTAAGGCTAGGGAAACAAACCAAAACATTCCATCTCAGGCTCGTCAAAAGGTTAAGATTCAAGAGTATTGGGGAACAATCGTTGATACCATTACTGGAGAAGTTTTATTTGAGAATGTAACTTGGACTATTGCCAACGATCAACACTTGATCGCGAAGCCAAAGCCAAACCCTATTTGGACCGGAGAAACTCCGTACGTTATAGCTCCAATTATTAGGGTTCCATGGTCTGTTTGGCATACGGCGATGATGGACGCGGCTAGTGCAAACAATATCACTCAGAACGAGTTGTGGAACCTGATGGTTGATGGAGCAATGATGGGTGTTTATGGTATCAAGCAATATCGACCAGACTATATGGAGGACGATTCTCAGGCTGATAACGGTTTCTATCCTGGTCAAAGTGTAGCGGTAAACGCAAATTGTCCTCCTGGAATGAAGGTTTTGGAGAGAATAGATACTTCAAGTGTTACCCAAGAAAGTCTTGCGATGTTTCAGCTGCAAAATGCTGAATTTAACATAGCAGCAATGACTAACGATCTTCGAATGGGCAACCTTCCAGCGAGGTCTGTTAAGGCAACAGAAGTTGTTGAGGCAAATCAAACAATTAGTTCTGTATTTGGTGGAATCGCAAAGGTTTTGGAGAATCAGTTTGTTGAAAAGGTTCTTGAAAAATCGTGGAACATGATTCTTCAGCACATTTCAGAGATTGACTTTAAGGAGTTAAAGGATCTCTTCGGAGAACAAAGAGCAATTGAGATTTCAAACATGAGCAGTGAGCAAGTTTTCTCAAATATGTTTGGAGGAAACGTGTTCAAGGCTTATGGAATGAGCAAGACTTTAGCCAAAATGAAGGACTTTAGAAAGTATATGACGTTCTTACAAACAATAGCTTCAAGTCCACTCCTGATGCAGGAGTTTATGTCAAAATACTCTATGCAAAGGCTGATGGAGGAGTTTTTAAGGTCTCTTGATGTAAACACCGAAAGACTGAAGATGGATCCAGAGGAGCAGCAAGCTGCCCAAGAAAGAATGATGCAAGCAATTAAAATGCATCAAATGATGAATGCTGGTGGAAACGTTGGTGGTCCTGGAACTGATCTGGGGAATATTCCACAAGCAGGATCAGAGAACACTGGATCTATGGGTGGAGGACCTATGGGTAGACCACAACCTAATGGACCGAGGTTATCGCAATGAGTGATTATGATAAAGTTTTAAGAGTAGTTGAAAAGGGGAGACAGGCAGAGCTTGCCGCTGAGTTTTTTAAGAGTTTTCTCTTAGAGAAGATTGAGATGGTATTGATAAAGATAGACAATCTTGTCAAAACAGGTTGTACAGATCCCTCGTTGTATTTGGCTAATTGTCATGTTCTTTCTGAGTTAAGGTCTCAGGTTAGAGCATTAGACACTGCCATTATGCGATCTAGGGTTATTGAATCTAAAAACATGAAAGGATAAGCCTATGCAACAACAAACAGAAGTACAAGGAAAAGGGTTAGCAGAGCAATTAAAGCAAGCACAAGCCAATAGAGATTTCAAGGATGAAGATTTACAAAGCCCAGTTACAACACCTGCCGAAGCAGCAGTCGAACAGGTTAGTATGCCTGACATTACATTTAAACAGGAGGAACAACCAGCACAGAGCGCGGCTCAACAACAAGCCGAGCAGGTTCAGGAGATCAGGCTTGGAAACAGGGTGTTTAAGTCTTATGCCGAGCTTCAAGGGTATCTTGAGCAATTGGAGCAAACCAAGGGAAGGTTTGAGGCAATTCAGAGCCAGTTTCAACCGCAACCAGAAAAACAGGATCCAGAGGAGGATCTTGAAAATTTGATTTGGTCTAATCCTAAGAAATACGCAGAGATAATTGAGCAGAGAGCTGTTGCGCGTCTTCAGCAGGTTCAAGAAGAGAATGCCAAGAGAAAGGAAATAGAAGAGCGTTTTTATCGGACATATTCCGACTTAGCAAATGCAAAATTATTGGTTAGGGCGGTAACTTCTGAGCTTGCTGCAAAAAATGAGCTTGCAGGTTTAACAGAAGATGCTGCATTATCTAAGATAGCGCAGGCAGCACGACGTGAGTTGTATGCAATTCGCGGACAGAAAATGCCTACAGAAGAGTTGGCATCTGCTCCCGTAAGAATTGCTGGCAGTTCTAGTGGTGCCCAAGCACAACCATCTACCCAGGCTACTAAGCCAAAGTCTATGGTTGAGCAATTAAAGTCTCTTCGAAAGAGGGGTTAAGGTTTAACACGCCAAAGCTATGAAATGGAATCATGGCGAGGCTAACAAGGAGGTAATATGAATTTTACATGGAGTTTTGATGCACCTAACGGTGTCTATAAAAACCATGCTATGTCAGAGCAACTTCGTTATGCTGCGATTGCTAGAACAAAGTTCATGCAATTCGTACGACCAGAGAGTGGTTATGGACGCAAAAAAGGCGAATCCATTACCATTACTAGGGTTTCAAACTTAGATGTCCCAGGCAATGGAAGAATCACTGAAGGACAGAACATCCCAGAAGATCAGTTAACTTTATCAACCAAGTCGATCACTGTTTCTGAGTGGGGGCGCGCTGTTCCATTCACTTCTCTAGCAGAGGATCTATCTAAGTTTGATGTGGAAAACATTGTACAAAAAAACCTAATCAAACAAATGAGTCTTGTTATGGACAATGCAGCTGCTGCTGCGTACAAGTCGAGCGATGTGAAGATTGCTGCTGTTGCTACCGGAGCAGCTTCAATCAATATCTCCACTAACGGATCATATGCTGCAACGGCTTTGTCAAACATGAAAATGTATCATGTCGAAGAAATTCGAGATTACATGTATGGAACTCTTAAGATTCCAGGGATAAACGATGGTGATGAATACATTTGTATTGCTTCCACTAAAGTTTGTCGTGGTATCAAGAGCGATCCTAATTGGGAAACATGGCACAAATACACCAACCCAGAAGCAAAATACAACGGAGAGATCGGTCGAGTCGAAGGAATCCGATTCATTGAATCAAACAACTTCGGTGCTCTAAGCAACTCTGTTGGCGCTGGCGGTGTAACAGGTGAGGCCGTGTTTTTCGGTGATGACTCTGTAGCTATGGCGGTTGTTCTCGATCCAGAACTTCGAGCCGAGATTCCACGGGATTTTGGTCGTCAAAAAGCTGTTGCTTGGTATGGAATTGCCGAGTTTGGCAGCGTTTGGGATACCGCAAATCCAGGTGAAGCTCGAATCGTTAAGTTTGGATCCTTATAATAAAGGAGGCATAAAATGTACGTTTATCCTAATTTAAGTCCGCTACCAACAGAAGTAAGTGCTCAGTCTCTTACTAGTGCTGGCGTTAAGCAGCAGTTTCTTTGCCCTAGACCTGTAAACCTTGTGTTTGTTGGTTTTGCTATCTCGGATGCAACTGTTTCTACTGGAAACATTGTTGTGACTGTTAAGAAGCGAAACGGGGTCGGAATTTCTGCTGGCGAGTCTGTGTTAACAACCATCACAATTCCAGGCGGTGTTGCTGCTGGTAAGGTTTACGGCAAATACATTGATCCAAAACTTCTACAGGTTGGAGAGGTTGTTGCTTTTGAGGTAACAACTGCAGCATCTGGTGGTGGTGCCGCGGGAGCGGGATACTCTATCGTTCAAGTTAACTATTCTCCAGAAGAGTTAGCTAACAACAGCGACTTTGTACAGTCTGCTTGATAAAAAACTTGTGTGGGGTCATTATAATTAGCGTAGGGGTTATGATGGCTCCACACAACCTTTAAGGAGGTAATATGCCAGCAATTTCTGCTTCAGATGTAAGTTACTCTATGGAACAACGTAAGGGTGTTGTTTCTGACAAAGATATCCGATACAGCGGAACAATTAGCTTTGGAAACGGGTCTTTGACTTATCCGACAGGTGGAATTCCATTAGACATTGGTAAACTTGGCTTTAGGAACAAACTAGACAGTCTCGTTATCTCGGATGATTCTCATGGGGATGGTCTTGTTTACAAGTTTGACTCTGCAAACAATAAGATTTTGATTTACCATGGAAATTATTCTTCACCTTCTGCCGGCCCATTGGTTGAGGTTCCGAATACCTATGCGCCTGCTGCTACAACACTAAAAGTAATTGCTTACGGGAGCTAAATATGAAACCTACGCAAAAAACTGAATGGCCATTACTGGATGAAAACGGAAGACTTGATCTAAGGACTTCTCTAAGAGATCCAAAAACTGGTCAAATCTACGCTAATAGAAACTATGTAAGAATCTCTAACGAGGGAGAAGTTGCTTACTACAAGTTCATTGACGGAGAGTATGCTGGTCAGGTTTACACCGAAGACGGTGTTCGCCATCCAGAAAGGGAAGACAATCCTAAAAAAGAGGTAGCAAATGTCGAAACAGAACGTACTGGTACTGCAAACGGGCTATCTGGGAACGGGAAAAGATCCGGTTCTAATGCCACCGTCCAACCAACAGCTTGAGATTTTAAAAGTAAAAGCTGCCAACGAGAGTGGTTCAGCCTCAAATGTGGGAATTGGTCGTTCTATTGCTAAAAAAGATTTTAAATTTTACAGAATTATTGACTCTAACTCTCCAAAGGGTGTTGACGTTAGCTCAACCATCCAAAACGATGGTTCGGTTAACATCTTCACGACATCGAATAACGATGGTTTTTCTGTTGGTTGTGTTAGAAAGTTTTCAAACATTGTCTTGACCGTAACCCAAGGGAATACTGGTGCTCCAACCTATGTTTATAGGTATTACAATGGAAGTTCTTTGGCAGTTCTTACTGGTATTACCCTTCCAACTTCATACACTGTTGGAGACGTTTTTTTGGTGTTTAATCCGCCAAACAATTGGGCAAGGGGCGGTCCAGCAGGGTTCGGTTTAGATCCAGAAATGTACCATCTTGTTGTAACTGCAAGCACAGCACCGTCTCAGTCTGTTATATCTAATGGTGTTACGGTTTTATCAATGTTCCAAATTAAAAAAGCACTTCCAGATAAGCAAGAGGTAGAGGTTGACTTTACCGCAACTGGCGGCTTGATTCTTCAGAATGGCGAAGGAATTGTTCCATATTTTAGCTCATCTAATGCGGACAATAATGTTCAAGTAATTTATAGAATACAGAAATAAGGAGGGGCCATGTACCTGACAAACAGTCAAGAAATAATAAGTCAGGCACTACGCTTCGCCGGTGAGAGTCCAGACCTTCTTTCTTCTCAATATCCATCAGAATTCAGGGCTGATGCATTAACTTATCTTAACAGAATGCAGCTTGCCATACTTTCTGGATCTAACGAGTTCAATGTAGAGATGGGTGAGCCGTTTCCTTGGGCGCTGGAAGAAAATCCGCTATCGATTAAACTAAAGCCTTCTGTTACAGTAAATGTCAATGTTACGTCTGGTTCGACTACGATTACGTTTTCGCAGACTCCTTCGGAGAATTTTCTCGGACGATACATCCGTGTTGATGGCTCTCCTGATTTTTACCGTATTGTTGCTCACGTTGGGCTTTCTACAACAGCGACCATTGATTTTGGATATATTGGAAGTTCTGCCACAGGGCTTACTGCCAGAATCCATTCGTTAGATTATTCTCTTGGAAGTGACATTGTAAGGCTTGCCGGAGCAATGAGGATTACGGCACTAAATATACCAAACCTTTTTCAACAAGCCTTTATCAGTGACATGGATTCAATGTTAAGGGAATTCCCACTAACATATCTTCAAACCAGAATGCCTGATTATTTCGCTATAAAAAGCGTGGATAATTCTACAAACTCTTACACGATAAGGATTAATACAACACCAAACACTGAAGCAAGGGGTGATATTGATTACGTAAAGGTTCCTCCTGCTCTTACCGACTCTGTGACCAGCGTTCCCAAGTGTCCTTTAATTCACAGAATTGTTTTAGCCTACGGTGTTGCGTACTACATTCTTCGTCAAAAGAATGACGACCAAGCTGATGTTTATTTCAGCAAGACTCAGCTTGGTTTAAACGCAATGGTAAAGGAAGCAAAAAACCAGCGTTCTTCATCTAATTTTGACAGGGCAAGATTGATTCCAAGAAGGGAGCAGGTTGCTAGAATCAAGCGTCCTTGGTTCGGCATCTGGAATTACTAATGTATGCGGGTCAACAAGCACAACTTCCAGTTTCTGTCGGCGGGCTTCTAACGGATTTAAGTCCAAACAATATTCCTCCTTCAAATATAATTGACTGTGAAAACGCGATAATATCAAACGGAACAATACAGAAGGCGCCTGGGTATAACTCTTATATCAAGAGGTTTAGGTATAACAACGTTGACTATGACCACATTCTTGATGTTGATTCAGACGATCCACCTAACACCCCTGCAAAGATTGTTGGTATTTACGATTGGTGGCCAAACTCTGGAACCCAGTATTTAATTGTAGTTACAGCAAATGGAAGGGTTTACAGATACGAAGACCCATACACATATATCGAGGTTTTACCGTCAGATGAAAAGGACTCGGAGGGTTTTACAGCTCCAGAGAGATTACAAATATTAAACAGGGCCTTTTTTATTCAGTGTGGAAGAGAGTTTATTGGAGCAGGTGGGAGCGATAACCCAAGAAAGCTGCTTATACTTACTGGTGGTTCTCAGATTCAGGTTTTAGAAGATGGATCAGACAAAAGAAGAAACATAAAAAAGCCGGCAGCAGACTGGAACGGAACAACGGGCAAGACTTCTTATCCTTTTGCTGGAATTCAATTTTTTGGAAGAGTTTTCGTATTCGGCAATGATAATCTGCCCCATTTTGTTTATGCCAGTTCAAACACTGTTTCTGGAACAGAGTACGGTCACGAGGACTTTTCTATCACCGGAACATTTAATACAGCGTTGTTCAACGTTTATCCTGGCGAGGGAGATAGAATTATTGCATCGTTTGAATACAAAAATAAACTACACGTTGTTAAGTATCCGACCGGACTTTATCAGCTTCAGCAACCAGATATTGGGGATCCAACAACTTGGTATTTTGCAAAACTGAATGACAACATTGGTAGTTCTTCTCCATTTTCTGTGGCAACAGTCCAGGATGATGTTTTAATGATTCAAAATACCAGAATGGTTCAAAGCATGAGTGCCACGCTTAAGTTGGGTGGTATTGAATCAGCAAACCTATATAGAGCACTATCAATTCAGAATTACATTTTACAAAGGACATCTTCTCTTGGAATTGGAGACCATCAGGCGCTGTGGCACGAGGCAGGAAGAGCAGCATACTTTGTCTATAGGGGAATCAACTCGCTTGTTAACAGCTATGTTGTGCGATTTGACTTTACAGAACAGGAACCAAAAGTGACGACATACACGCACATCAAGCCAAATGTGCTAGCACTAAGAAGGAATGTATCGTTAGTTGATGAGATAATGTTTGGGTCAAACGATGGACAGGTTTACATACTTGAGACAAACAATAGGTATGTTGATAACGATGTAACAAAAAAATACAATGGAATGTTTCAAACTCCGCACTTAGATATGGGAGTTCCAAACAATAAGAATTTCGATTTTGTTGAAATTGAATACATTCCAACAGGAAATACAGAACTTAAGATGGATTGGTTCATCGAAGGAAGAAAACAGGGCACAAAAACGTTCAAGTTAGGTAAGGGCGCCCAACTAGATTCCATACAATTAGACCACTCAAGACTTCAGGGTAGAGCAACAAGAAAAAGCCGATTGAGAATATACGGAAGAGGCAGGAGTATTAGCTTAAAATTTTACAACGATGATAAGTCGAATTTTAAGATTGTTGGTGTTACAATAAGCTTCAGAGTAACAGGACAGGCTGACAAAGGAAATTCGCCGGAGGTAACTTAGGATGAGCGGTTTATTTAACCTTCCAAAAACATGGGTTGATGATGAGGTTCTAACCAACGAAGACCTGAATGATCAGTTTTCTTCCGTTAAAGACAACATGATTGCAGAAAAGGTCGAGGGTGCTTCAACGATAAACAACGTTTACAATCCAACAAAAGCAATTGCCCAGACAAACCCTCATCCAGTTGGTCCAACAAATTATGCTTCAAGCGTTGAAGATGAGATCAAAAGACTTAGATACATGATCTCGTCTATTACTGGAGAGAGTAATTACACAATTGCTCCAGCAACAAACATAAAATCAATTGTAAATTCTATATCAAAGGGTATCTTGTCAAACACAATAAACACATTTAACTCTATTGAAGAGTCAGTCGAAAATGGCGCATACAGCTTAACCCCTACATTAGAAAAATCATGTATTGTACCAGTTAGTTCGGACAGCAAGTTTGGTTCATCTAGCCTTATTGTTGGAGGCCCTGGTGTCGAGAATATTTGCCAACAATTCTATCAAGTTAATGGAAGAAAGTTTTCAATTGGATTTTGGTTTAAAAATCCCTTAGCCGACAAGCCGCTTGTGACAATACCAGGCGTAATGGGACAAATAAGCGTAACAATTGAAGGAAAGATTAAGTTTTCTTTTGCTTCAACAACGGCTTCATCTAGCACAAAAAAAGAAATTATCTCAATAACTGGAACAAGCGTTGTTTTGGGTAGTCAATGGGTTCATGTACTTGTATCTGTTGATGGCTCTCTTCCACCAGGAAGCAGAAAGGTTAATCTTTATGTAAATGGAGTTCAAGAAGGAACACAGATAACAAATGGCACATTCAATATTCCAGATAATTTCCAAGGATCTATGCATTTTGGATCTAACGTTCTTGGTTATGTGAATGGTGAATATGATCCATCTTCAGTTGCAAACTCCAGCGTAGCAATGATGAATACAGCAACACCGACTGGATTTACTGTTTCTGGGTCACTATTAAATTTTTTATCACAGTACAATACTTTTTCTGCTGCATCGACAACTTTAACTTCAAACTCACCACAAGTAGCAATGGGTTCACCAAGTGTATGGACTATAGTAAAAGCTGTAATTAGGGTTGACGCAATTAACGACAACACGTCTGTATCAGCTGCAAACACTGGGTTTAGAATTAGATGTAAAGATGCCTCAGTTCAAAGAACGGTTTTTCTATGCTTCACAAGAGGTGGAGTTGCAATTGATGACTTCAATGATGCCAGGGTTCTGTTTGTACCAATAGACACATCTATAATAAGAGAGTATACATTAGCAATAAATAATTATACTGCACATCTCTTTATAGACGGTGAAAAAGCAGCAAGCTTACCTCTGATTTCTGGTGACTCAGCCCCAGGGAATGATGTGTCTATTGGGTTTAGCCCTTCTTCTTCCGGAAGTGTTGCGGTTTATTCTTTTGAAAACTATGTATCAACAAGCGGATACTTGTCTCATAACGTATCCAGTTGCTTGATAGATGATTTCTTATTTTTAAATGATTATATCCAACCAGGAAGCATGCCTATTTCTCAGCTACAATTAGCAAGCAGTAGTTCGTTGTTTTATACTACAGGAAAACATTACGAGCCTGTACTATGTAGTAACGCATTATTCGATGCGGCACCACTACCAACATCACCTAGTGATTTTTTAACTCTTTCTTATGCTATTGATCCAAATAGCGATTATTTATTTACATTCCAAATAACTGCAAGACATGCATCAAGTGGTTTTACTATAAATTGTCTTGTTAGAGAGTCAACTTTCTCTTTGGCTGGTGCGAACTTCCTTGCAAGAAAGAGCTCAAACATGAACTACTCAGTCACAACCTCTCCTGGTAGTAATGCTCCGGTAACCATTACCAATAGTTTATTGATTAGAGGAAAAAACCTTTTATTAACGGGTGGTAGAGTACAAATTGCTGTATCTCTATGGGCAAGCACTGGAAGTGTATTTATGATTGATGGTTCAAATTATTACTCAATAACCCCAATAAGGAGGTCTTAATATGTGGCCGTTAATCGCTGGTGGAGCTGCTTTAGTAGGTGGTACCTTCTTTGCTTCAAGAGCAGCTAAAAAAGCAGCTCAAGCAGAAAGAAGACAAGCATTAGAGAATGTAGAAAGCTCGCTTCCAACGGCTCAAGAGCTTGAACAGCAAAGGCTGATGCTAGAAAACCAAAAAAGGCAGGTTTCATTTACAGAAGCACAGCTTGCATCTCTTGGTGATCTTTTGGCTAGCATAAGCCCAGTTTTGGCAGAAGGATTCAACCAACAGATGATGTCCATGCGGGGTCTTAATGTTGGGCCAATTTCTCGTCAAATTGATATAGAAAGGCAACAAAATCTTAACAGACAGATCGCATCAATGGGTGGTGGGGCAAGCAGTTCTAGTGCTGGAATGATGGCTGATGCCTTGTTTGGTCAACAAGCAGGTATGGCAAGACTTCAGGAGCAACAAGCACTTGGACAGATGAACGCTCAAAATGCGCAAATACTATCTGCTTTAATGGGAACTGGAGCTCAGCTTGGTCTAGCAAATCAAAATATCTCAACACAAATATCAAGCATATTTGATGCTCTCAAAAGGAGGGAGATGTCTGCTAGACAGGGTCTTGTTGGCACTGCTGGAGCCTTACAGGCTGGGAACCTTATGATTGGACAGGCCCTGCAGGGCATTGGTTCTTCTGTTATTGGTTCTGCCGCTGGTGCATGGGCAAACAATTATTTTGGGAAACCAAAGATGGGGTGATCCATGTCTGACATAATAAAAATGGCACTAACTGGAAACATTGAAAATATAAAACAATTCGGTTCTGCCTTTGAAACTGGAATGAAGGTTGCTCAAGCTGCTGAGCAGGCAAGGATACAGAACGAAATCCAAAAGAAAAATATTGCTCTCAAAGAAGAGAAGCTTAAATTTGAATTTGAAAAAAGAGCAACTGACCTAATGAGAATTGCGTTTGCTCCAGGAACGAACTCTAAACTTAGAAAGTCTCTCATAGATTCATCTGACTCACTTTTCCAAAGGGCAGGAAAAAAACCGTTTAATCCAGAATTCAAAGAAATGCTCAAACATGACCCAACAATTGGACAAAAACTTGTTGAGCTTGCAGAGGCCAAAAAACAAGCGATGTTAGATCCAAACAACCAAGAAAAGGCGAAAAGGTTTGGAGTACTGTTCGACAACATGACCCAAATGGGTTATTGGGATGCTGATCTTTTGGTTAAGTATTTAAACGAAGCGCTCAAGAGTGATGTTCAAACAATAGGACCATTAACCAAGAGGGAAGAAAAACCAAACATTATATCTGGATTAAAAAGTCAAATAAACAGTCTCTTTTCTGCAATAAGAGGTGGTGAATCTGGGTATGTTCCTGATGAGTTAAGCCAAGAGACGTATGAAAAGGTCATGATGTTGCCGGATGGAGCAGACGAAAAGGACCCAGCTATTAAGGCACTGCTAACTCAAGCCGCAAAAAACCTGCAAAGAGACAACATTAAGATTGCTGAAGGGAATATCGAAAGGAAAAAAGAAGAAAGGTTAAAACAAGCTAGAGATAGCGGTATTGAACTTGCAAAGACAATATATACAGCTCCATTTACAACTAGCAGAATCAACTCTGCTATTAAAAGACTCCAGAATGAACAAGACATAAACGTTATATACAAGGAAATTATTCCAGAATTATCTGAACTAAAAAGAATTGGCGATCTTTACCACGAAGGAAAAGAGGACCAGAAGATTGCTGTTAATATAACTGAGAATGTAAACAAAGACTTAAAGGAAATCCATAAGGGTTATGTAGAAGTATACGCCTTTGTTAGAAGACTAGAAAAGGTTCAAAAGAACCCAACAGTTGCAGCGTTTCAAGAGATTAAGCCAATGTTGGCAAGGCTCAATTCTGAAAAAGGTCCACTGCAATTGCAAGAACAACGATGGGCTAGTTTAATAAACAATCTTGAGTCACTCCAGAACGACATTGATTCATGGCTTGGTAAAAAATGGAACAGACAAGCAAGCAAAGAAGCCCAAAAAGCATTGGCAGACAAAATAAAAGTAATCAAGGACATTCTTATTCAAGAGTACACTGATTCCATTAACTTTATCCACGAAACCGCAAAAAACGAAACTGGAAACAGGTATTTCAAGACTTCTTATGAAAAATCCGTGAAGCCTGCAATTATTGCACAAGCAATTCAAAACGGAATACTATCAAGAAGTATACTACCATCTATGACATACCAACAAAAGCTAAAGGCGTTTAAAAACAAAACACTGAGAGAAAGAGGAATTACACTTTCAGACGAGGAAGCGTCAAAATACCTAGATGAGTATTTAAGGCAGATTGAGCTTAACTTTGGAGAAAGTCAATGAAACAGCTAGAAAGCCCAAACGCACAAGGACCAAACGACCTTCAAGAAGGAATACAACCAAAAGTTGTTTATCCAGAAAAGCAGACATTTGAGTTTGAAGGAATGGACATAAATATAAACCAACCCCAAAAGCCACCAGAGCAAATTACTCCTATGCCAACACCTGCACCAAGACAAGTGGTTCCAAACGCGTGGCCAGATATAGTCAAAAATGTTGTTGATGCTGTAGTTTCTTCTGCATCTGCCAATGATGAGCAATCTATTTTTAATTCAATAATAAACAATAACTTTGGTTCAAAGGATCCAAAAGGTGTTGAGGTGCGATTTAAAATAAGAGAAGGTGACGCCATTGGTGATCTTGAGACGATAAAAACACCACTTGGATTCTACACTAGCTTTGGGGAAAGCGGGATAGAAAAGGATGTTGGAAAAGAATACAAGCTAATGATCCAAGAAGATGGCCAGGTATTGTTCAGAAGAGGAAACAAAGGAACATGGAAACCAATTGAAGATGATCCGGTCTTGTTTAAAGCCTTCAACAAGAGAATGGACTTTATTTCTTCACTTATTGATGCTCCTTCGAGCTTGGCCTCTATGGCTTCTGCTTTTATACCTGGAACGCTTGGATTTAAGGCAGCGAAAGAGATTGGTTCTATCGCTGGTGCTTTAACCAGAGCTGGAGCATCTGGAGTTGGTGCTGGACTGACTCAGGCAAGTCCTATTGGGGAATATTTTGCAAAAACTGTAGAAGAACCCGCATTGGTTGATTATTTCCTTAAGTTCAAAGGAAAAACGCCACCACTTGCTTCCGCTATGATTGAGGGAGTCTCTCAGTTAGCAGGCGAAGCAGTTGGTGGATTCTTTTATAAAGCTGCAAAAACCAACAGAGCAATAAAAGAGGGCACTAGCCAAATAGCAGAAGCTGGTGCAAGGGCTTCAGATAAGGGTCTCGTTTCTGACATATTGACTCCTGGTCAAAGAGCACTTGGAGTTCCATATGCTAGCGAGATTGTTGATCTAGAATTAGAGGTTGCAAAAGATCCAGCGGTAAGATCATACCTTATCCAAAGAAACTTAGAGCAAGCAAAGATTCTTGATGATGCTGTTTCAATTCTAAAATCAAGAGCACCAAAACTGCCACCTGGTAAGTCAATTAAAGACGTAACATACACTCCTGGCGGAAGGCAGAAAGAGAGTTTTATCGAAAGAGAAGTTAAAGGTGCCCTTGAAAGAATTAAAAAAAACGAGAATGAACTATATTATAGTGTTCCAAACTTAAAGAACAAACAGATAATAAACCCTACTCCAATACTTGCCGCATTTGAAGATGCGATTATAGAACAACTTGGAGAAGAGGTTTTAACAAACGGAGTAATTGATTCTGCGAAGGTTGCAAAGTCGCTGATTAAGCATCCTACACTTGCCACCGAAGGAGAAAAGGACTTATTGCAGATATATATTCAACTAAAGAATTACTCTACAAGGGGCTCTGGACGTTATGGTTTGTCTGAGCCAATTGAATTTGAAACTACCAGAATTTTTCCTGAAAGACCAAAAGATGGGGAATACATTAGCGCTATACAGGATGCTTTAACCGCACCACCAACGCAAGATTCCTTTTTAATCCCTGGTATGCAAGGTGGACTTCCCCCAAGGGGCGCTTCAGACCTTGGTCGCACTATAGAAATGCAAAGGATTCCTGGATCTCCTGGATTTGAGTCTATTGGAGAACAAATGTTTTCGGGTGAATTTTCTCAACAAAGCCTTCCTGGGTACACTAGGAACATCAAAATGCCAAATGAGCTAAGAAGTTTTTCGAAGTTTAAGCAATCACTTGGCAATATGGCAAAACAATTTGATGATATAGAAATTGGAATGATGTATGCCGAAGAGAAGGCAAAGTATGTTAGGGCAAGGGCATTTATACCACAGGGCCCTCCTGGCACAGAGAGAGAAGCATACATAACTCTTCCACAGCTCACAGACATCATAACAAAGACACAAAGGGTTGGTGAATTTAACTCTCCAATTTCAGAAAAGACATCTGCGCAAAAAATAGCCGCAGAGCTATCTGGGATCCTTAACAGGATGAGAGCTGATATCACAATGGATATTGCCTCGAAGGAAGGAAGGCCAGACTTAGCATATAATGTTCTTCAGGCAAGAAAAGACTACACTTTAAACTATGCTGATTTAAGAAAGATAGATAAAGCGTTTGACACAGACCTTTTAAGTAAGTCGTTTCTTAACTTGCCAACAGAAGACGCTAAGCTTCTTCTCCATGCAATGCCAGAAGCAAACAAGTTGGAGTTACAGGCAGAAGTTATTGAGGACTTATTTAAAAAGTCTCACTTTAATAAAGCAATGTACACTATCGGCAAGGATGGGGAATTTATTGGCTTTGATAGATCGCAGTTTTTCAACAAGGTAATAACAGACACAAAAAACAAAGCTAATATGATTTCACTCTTTGGAGAGAAGGCTTATAACGAGATAGTTACTCTTGGTAAGATAGCAGAGAAGATTGATGCATATGGCTCTGCGTTAGAGCACAAAACCAAAGACTTAATGAGGCAGGAGATATCAAGAAGGGGATATAGACTTGCAAGTGTTATATCTGAGGGCCAGGCAAATCCTAGCAAGGTAATGCGAGTAATAAATGCAATTTTTGATATTGTAATGCCAAGAGACAACGCTGACCTTATAGCTATAAAAGATAAAGCGATACTAGATATTGCAAGAAGACTTTATCAAAAAGAAATGTCCGGTGGAGCAAGGGTAACGACTGAAGCAATTACTTCTGAAATGTCAAAGCAAGCCCAGAAGTCTGCTGCAAAAGAATCAATAATGAAAAAAGCCGGTGACGCAGCCGTAATTGGAATTCCAGCAGCTATTAGAGGCTACAGGGTTATTAAGGATAAATAATAATCAATCCCACTTTTCAAAGATTGGGTTTTGAACAAGACCTACAAACATATCTCCAAGCTCTGACTTTGCGTGTTCTTTGTTGAGATAAAGAGTGTTTGATATGTTTAAAGAGCCATCAAGAGATTTGAAAACTGCTAGGTAATACTTCCCTCTTTTATAGGGGATATCTGTCCTGTTAGATGGAAACTCTATATCTGAGTTTTCTTGTTTTGTTTTATTCATTGCAAATCAATGAGCAGAGCTACCATTATCTTTTGATAAAACAAGAGTTTTAAGTATTTGAATTAAATCATCTATCTTAATCTCGTTCTCAGACTCAAAAATAATCATTGCCTTCCTTTTATCCCGAGTAAACTCAATCTCAACATGAATCTCACTAAACTCTTCTTCTACCATTTTGCGCCTATTGCTTTTGCATGCTCGTAAATTTCTTTATCATAAAAATAACCAAGCAACGCATCTGGCAACGTCTTGCCTTTAATCCTCATAATTATTCTATAACAAATCATTGCCAATTTAGTAATTGTTCCTGCCTTATCTGCAAACTCTGAAGCAATCCAAGTCCTTAAATGATGGCTCCAACCTTTATCTCTTGACAAAGCCCTTGATATTATGGTAGCTGCCCAAAACAACTGTGTAATATAGTCAACCTTATCGTTAGCAAAATAATCAATAACTCCTTTTACATCGAAGTGTTTTCCAACAAAGCGTGAAACATCGTGTGCATTTTTATTGAATGAATAAGCCATGTATCCACGTTTCTGAATAAGTCTTGCAATATCTGCTGCATCATTAGGATCGCAAGCATTCAAGCAATACAAAGCCCCCAAGACCTCGTCATGGCTGATTTCATCACCACTATCTGGCTTTCTTTTGAATAGACCACTTTCAGATAAACAGCTTGAGAAATACTCGTAATAAAAAACGCAAAAAGGCTTATCCTTATCACCCCAAAGATGCAATTTGACTTGATACGCACAATAAAGATGGGGATTATTATAAATAACCATCAGCCTTTTAAATTGTTCTTCATTAAACTTGACTTCATTACTCATACTTAGACTTACCTTTTCTTATCAGTTTATTCCTATTTCTTTTTGTTGATTCTGTAAAACCAGTTCTGCAAGAAGAGCAGATTCCGCTTTCATGTCTACATCTTCTGCCGCAATTAGAACAAGCCCTCCACGAATCGTGGTCATACTTGTTTTTTATAAATGTAGTATTGCTGTTTTCCATTTTCTACCTCTAAATTTTCAACAGAGTTATTCCACCTGTTCCCATCCCTATGATTAACATTTGATGTACCAAGAAATGACTCTGAAACAAGCCTGCAAACCTTTCTAAAAACATAAACTCCTTTACTGTTTCTAAGTCTTACAACAGGATCTTTTCCGTAACCAATTTTTAAACAAGGCTTAAGTATTATTTCTGGATAATGCGTCTCTGCTTTATTATCTTTCCATTTGTATTTTTCTGACTGCCTGTAATAAACAGCGGTCATCTCACACCTTTTTACAAGTCCGGTGTTGCTTACTTTGTAATTAGAAAAACCGTTTACATCACGCCAAACTTCTTCCATATTGCTCTCTCATCCTTTCTATTGTTCTATTAATTCTAATCCCAACGGCAGATTCAGTAACTCCAAGATGTTGCGCTATTTCTCTTTTTGTAAGCCCGTATTTGTAAACGAGGGCTACTAGTAATCCGTTCAGTGTTTTTGGCAGTAAATCGTAAACAGATCCTTCGTCATTCATTGTGTAGGAAACTTCCTTTTCAAGAATGCTTAATGTAGCTTTATTGGCTTCGCTCTTGGCGGTTCCAACTCTTCCAACGCGCTCACGCATGAAATCAGCAAATGCCGTTTCAAAGAAAACTCCTTTATCTTTTTCAATGAACTTTTCAACGCAATAAGATGCAAACTCTTCCGCGGTTTCTTTTAAGCAATTCTCTTTCACAAAAGCGTAAGAAAACGCCGCCTGTCTCAGCTGTGGCTCGCGCTCAATGAATTTCTTTTGAATTTTTTTATACCTGATATGACAACGTTGAAGCTGATGTTTTGTAATCCCAAACTTCTCAAGAGTCTTTTTTCTTTTGTGGATTTTGCAATATCTAACAATCTCTAAAACTTGAGAGATATCTCTGTGGTGGGTTTTCTTGGGCTTAACATTATACTTCTTTAGAATATACCAAACCCTATTGGTATTAATTCCAAGATTTTCAGCTATTTGTTTTCCATTCATCTCTTTGGCGAGACATAAAACCTTTTCTACCAGCTCTTTATCTAAAGGTTTATTTATGGGCATATGTACACCTTGTGTCCACCTTGCATTCTCAATTCGCAGCTAAAAACATAAGGAATCTCTTTAATTTCACGCCTGTCCGGTTTTGGAACCGAAGTGCAACCTACCGGAACCAAAACCCAAATTAATATAGCCAAAACCCATATCAATATGTCAAAAATATGAAAGATAAGTGTTTTCATTTAAGTTCTTTAATTTGTCGTTATCGTGAAATATTTCAATACTATTTATTCTCAACAGCTCTCTATCATACGAATCAAGAACTAATGAGTAATTGTTTTTTATGGCCGAAACACAACCTCCCCAAATATCATCGAAACGAATTTCTCCTGATGTTATAACAATGGTTTTACTGTCACGCATGGCTCCAAGTCTTTTTTGGTGATTATCATAAACAAACTCGGTATAGTTAACCAATGCACTCGCCATACTTTCTCCACTCATTTAAGCTTTCTCTTTTTGGTTTTACCACCACTTTTTCCAAGCATCATTTTAGTCCATCTTTTGGCTCCAGAAGATATAAACAGACTTCGCAAATCAAATGGTTGTGTTTTTGATAATTTTCTTGCACACAGCGTGCCTTGATCTTCGCAGCCAAGAAGCCAATCTAAAAATAAATCATCAGCTATCATGCATAATATCTGGTGCACGTCATGGATTTTAGCCTGTGACTTGCCACCCTCTCTTTTGCAAAGCAACGCTGCGTATTCTCGTAATGTTTTTGGCGTTTTGTTGCTCATTTTATAACCCCCAGTTCTTTTGCTTTTTCAACATCAATCTCAAACTCCCTGCCTTCGTGACTTATCTTAATTGTCTTTGGACATCGAAGATCGATTCCTGTTACCTCAAAAAATATGTCAGCATCAAATTCTGGCAGGTTTTTGATATATTCTAAAAGTTCTTTGGGCATGCCACTCCAAGCCTCTTTTGCTGATAATTCAACAGCATCTTTAATTGGCGTCTTTACCCAATTGGATCCATTCTTTAAATAAAGAGATTTTATGTTATTGAATTCAGGATACCAACCATTACTTAGTTTCTTAATTTTATCAAACACTTCTTCAAATCTTTTTTCAGAAACTTTTTTCCCAAAGATTGTGGGACAAGTTTTTCTATTAACATCAAAAATAGAGTAGCTCACGCCTCTGCAATTAAACAATCCGTAAGAATTGCTAACACCAGTAGACAAGTCAACCCCATAAGACCAGCTAACCGCGCCTGACCTATTAACTCCGTAAGAAACGTTAACACCGTTAGATAAGTTAACACCGAAAGACCCATTTACGCCGTTAGTTAGGTTAACACTGCTAGAACCGCTAACTCCTTCAGAATAATTAACTCCGCAAGATCGATAGACTCCACAAGACCCATTGACTCCACCAGACTCGATAACTCCTTTAGAATCAAAAACTGCACAAGAATTAACAATGCCAGAACCAGCATCTTCAGTGCTCATAATATGACCTCCAATAATTAGAACTCTTCATTCAACGGATCCACGGGGACTCCACCAATTTCCACATGCGGGAAGCAAGCTCTGACATATCCATACTTTTTATTGTTTGGATTGTCATACTGAACCTCAAGCTTGCAACCAATAAACTCATGCGGCCTTACTGCATCCCCAACTTTAAAATCGGGCCTTGCAGCTTTTAAAAAATACTCAAACGCCCAACGATAATCTTTCTGATGCGGAGTCTTTGGTGCTTCAACCATGTAGTCAACCCATAAAAATTGACCCTTATATTCACCCCTTAAAATCTTCATTCCAAACTCAATTCCAATATGGCCAGCATAATGACCCTTTTCTTTTCTTACAAATCTGGACTTTTTAATTTCGCAGACGTAATAACCAGTTGGGACTATCCTCTTTATGAATTTCCCTTTTCTTTTGCTTGGATCTCCACCAAAAGAATCGATAATAATCTCATCTGGTATTTCATTTCCATGTTCATCAATCCCCATTGGTACTGAGTCAAAACTAAAATCATCGTTTTTTTTGTTTTCTTCAAACGTGTCGTCATTTTCAGTGAATTGATAAAAATCACTGTTTCTTTCGTTAATCATTTCGATACTCCTTTATTCATCAAATCTATTGCATACTGCAAGTTAAGTGGAAACACTGGAGGAAGATTTTTAATCTGTGTAGCAGTAATAAGCCTCTCAGACTTAGAGATTGCAACATGGCTAATGTTCCCATCTTTATCTCTTTGTTTCGAAGTCCACCAGACTTCTCTAAAGATTCTAGGAGCGTAGTCTACCAACTGACCAGACAAAAGCGGCCTTCTTCCAACGACTGCTCCATCTTCGTTTTTAATATCAGCAGAGTGGCAAACACATATAACATGGCAAGGAAGAGCAATCAGTCTTCCAATGTCTTGTTTAAAAAGTGCATTCGCTACACCATAATCACGAAGAACTGGAGATATATTGTTGGGACGCTTTTCAGCCTTGTTTACTACATTCATCACAAAAGCCATAAGGCTTTCAGAATAAAGGGTCACGCTATCAAGTGTGATAACATCCGGCTTCTTGGGGGATGCCTCTATTTCTGAAAGCCATTCTTGAAACTTTTTATATGCAGAAACCTTGTCTCCTGTATCAAACTGCTCAACATCAACTCTTTCTAATACAGTGGGATCTGTATCTTCATAAAATGCGGCAGCACTTACTGCTTTATTGTCAAAGTCTGCAACCTTTATGTTGCCCTTTATTGACATTGTGGCGCAAGTTTTTCCTGTTCCAGATTCTCCTATCAGCATTAACTTTAGTTTTCTATCCCTTAATAGACTGCCTAGTTTCGCCATGTTCTAACTCCTTATTTTTGATGATTTTGTCTAATTGGTGTTCCAGATCATCAATTAACTGGACTAAAACTTGTGTGTTTTTACTGCCAGACAGAACTCCTAATCGATCCAGCTCGTATCTTATACAAGAAAAAAGCCAGTCAATTTCACTATTCGAGGACATAGCTGACTCCATTCTTGATGGACAAGATAAAGTTTTGGGCCTCATCATCGCTTAAAGCGCTGCAAGCATCCAAAAATGGACACCCGCCGTAGGAAGAGCACTCTGATGACAAGGCCCTTGGAAAGTACCCATTATCTGAAAAGGAGACAAAAGCGGATACTTTCGCTAAAGTGTCTTTAATATATTGGTCTAACTGAAATCCATTAACATATCCTTGAAATCGTGTGATAGATTGCTTTGTTTTTGCAACCTGAAGACCATTGATAACGTATCTTGATATGTTTGTGTTAAACAATCTTGAAGCTGCGTAGCAATAACCGATCATTTGAGAATTAAGACGATACCTGTTTATGAATTCACCACCAAGCGATTTTGAAGTTTTGTGATCCATTATTATAATCTCGCCTGTTTCTTTGTATTTCAAAACAAGGTCTATAGTTCCAGTAAGCCTGTACTGAATGCCATCAACAACCTTTAGATGAACATCAAACTCGCGTTCAACAACAGGTCCGATTGAATCTACCAATACTTCGTAATTTTCGTCTTTTCCAAAAGTGTTCCAATAATTTCTTAGCATCTTTTCCGCTGTTTCAGCGTTTCTTAAATCGTCACCCTCTTCTTTCCACACTTCATTAAATGCGTTTACTAGAAGCGAGTCGCTACGATTGCTTGGTTTTTCTTTGTAAAACTCAGCTAAAGCATGGTGTATTGCGGTACCAAACTTGGCGGAAAGTTTAGACTCTGGAACAGCCCCGTCGATATACTTAAACTTTGCTTTTCTTGCGCACGCAAGATCAAAGAGACTTGATCCGCTTATGTTTACTATTTTTTGTCCTGATATTTCCTGAACTTGAAGAAGCTTCTTCTGCATTTTTTTGACCCTCCAAATATTTTTCAATCAATCTATTGACTATAGTACTCATTGTGTCTCCAAACACTCCGAGACTAATTAGCTTCTCGTAAACCTCTTTTCTTATTCGAATGGTTTTATATAAATCGTTATAGTTAATCATTTAGGCCTTGCTCCTTCTTGAAATCATTAATAACTTCGTTCGAAGCCCCTGCATCCCTTAGCTCATCTAAAACCTGCTCAGTGGTTTTCGCCCCACCCTTAAACAACTTAGCACCCATTAACTCCCAAAGACGATCCCTTGCCTCGGTTAGAAATTGTTGTCTAATCTCTGGTGAAAGCTCATATTCTTTTCCGTCGACATCTTTTGCTAAGACCTTGTAAGAAACAAGTCCGGCCTCTGTTTTACCGGTGATTATGTCGTTAGTCGTAAAAAACGATAGAACAATTGTCTCAGCATGGATGGCTCCGTATGGCTTAATCTCTTCAAAAGCCTTACGAATATAATCTTTAGCTCTATTAGAAGCGTTATCATTAAATGCCCTTTGTTCTACAGTTGCGGTCTTTTTAATCTTTGCAATAATACTATTTTGTATCATGAATATATGTTTTACACCGATTTTTCTTGAATGCAAGGTTTTTTTTTAATAAATTGTAATGCATGGAAATACCAAAAATAGAATTGAAATTTAAATATCGCGGCAAAGAGTATTCCGGAATCGTGGCTGTTCCGGCAAGCATAGAGCAAGCAAGGCTATTCATGAAAGAGGAGGAAATATATAATTGTTTCGTACACGGCTACATTGAGGAGCAAAAAAGAAAAATAAGGCTAAAAAGAATCAAAAAATACGTTAAATTGAAACTAGATGATCTATCGGATGAGCAAAAAGAAGCATTGAAAACTCTTGGGATCATTTAAAATCACAACTCTTTATTTGAAAGAAAATCCCCTCGTTTTCATTTACGTAGGACTTTTTTGCTGATAATGAGCAAACTTGCTTATCATCTAAAAACAAAACACCGTTTGCTGCATCAAGAAACGACTTAACATAGTTATCAATATCTCCAACTGGATATGGTTTAGATGGTTTTTTCGGCTTAATTACAAAAAAACTTAATTCAACATGAATCGGGCATTCGAACGGTGTTAATGACGATGAAGTCATTATCTTCGATAACTCATCTTTTAATGCTTTTTCGTATTCTCTTGTTTTTTTCGGCGTAAAAGCAAACTTATTTCCAAACTTTGGTCTTCCTTTTGGTACTGGCTTAATTTTTATGAATCCATTCATGCAACCATGATATAATCATGGTCACTTTAATCAAGTCTATTCGTAGTCATAATTATCATAAAACTCTGGTTTTTTATCTTCTACCTCTATGCTGGAAATCGTGTCATCGATAAAATCTTGAAGCTCGCAACCCTTGTTATCTAGAGATTTTTTTAGATAAAAACCTAAGTCCTCACAAAACTTATAGTACTTTTCATCTTCCATTCTTTCGATATGTTCGGAAAGTAACTCCATATCATTTTTCGAGAGTGTCAACAACTGTGTCTTCATTTTCTTCCTCCTCCAACTCGATATACTCGCTTGTTTTTTGAATATTTTTTAAAATTAGTCCATATATATCGGCTAAAATAACCTTACCTCTTATAAGAGTCTTAAAGGGGGTATCTTTAATTTCTGAATAATGAATAAAAGCCTCTTCCATGAGACTTCCATCTATTGGTACGGCATAACCGCAACCTTTTCTGTCGTCAAAAAAGGTCACTATGAATTTTTTCATGTTCATTACATCATTGGCATCAACAAGGCAGTGTCGTGACCTCTATCTATGACCATAGCCACAGGACGTTGAGATATGATACCGTTTTTGTTGGTTAGTGAAATTCTGACTCTGATTCCCTTCTCATTTCTATGAATTTTCATGGCCTTAAAAACTTTTAATAGTAGTTCAGGATTAAACTCAACATCGATAAAAGTTTCATTTTCATTGCCGCATCTTATGCTGTATTTTATGTTTTTATGGTCTTTCATGACCTTGTCAAAACACGGTTTATTATCTTTTGATGGAGTTAAAAACACCTCGACCGGTCTATTGTATAGACATATTTTTATGTTATCTCCATCTTTTACCATTAGATAATGGTGACCCTTTTCTTTTATCAATAATGAAACTACCTTAAGAAGATCTTTGCTTATCTGGTATTCGCCAGTGAAGTCAGTTTCACAATTAAAAAATCTTTCTGTCATTATGTATCCGTTGGATGCTTGTACTTTAACCTTTTTTCCATCGAAAGTCAGATACACAAATTGAAGATTTTTTCTAGCTTCATCATTAGAGCAGACTTCTTTCATCGCAGTTTCAATATGTTTTAATGCTTCAATTGGTATTGTATTCATTTTTTCGTTCTCCTTTTCTTGGTTATTTTTTTACACATTTTACACTTATTTTCAAGAAAAAAATAAATTGCTTAAAACATTTTTAAATAAAACGACTAAGCACATTTTGTTACCTTTAGTCTTTTGTGAAAACCATATATTCACAAAATCTCGAATTGTTTAAAAAGAACGCTCTAGCGTGATTAATTCCTACCTCACTAGAAAGATCGATTCTAATATCATCAAAACTAGCATTTTTTATTTTTGCCATTCTAAATGAAGGCTTGTGGAACACGCACTTTTTAAAAGTACTTTCTGACAAGTCGGCATTTTCAAAATAAACCTTAAATCCATGGCATTCATTTATGTTTGTTTTTAAAAGATATGATCTTACAAAATTACACAAAGATAGATCAGAGAAGGATATAATAGATTCTGTCGTTTTGGAATTTTCAAAATCGCAAGAGTAAACTATTGCGTAATTGATACTAGCTTTTTTAAGCTCTGAATCTTTGAATTCTGTTCCAAAGATTTTGCAACCATCGAAATTGCATTCTAACAACTTTGCATTACTGAAATTGCAATTTCTGATTATTGCATTCGAAAAGTTACATTTTTTCAAAATAGAACCATCAAAATAACAGTTTTCAAGCGTCGAATTTGAAAAGTCAATTTCAGATAAGTCATTGTTTTTTAACTTCAAGCAACGAAGTGTTTTGTTTCTTAAATCGGCTCCGGAAATATTCACCTTTTCATAGAATGAAGCGTTAAATAAAGCATCCTCAAAACTATAGGCTTCTTTTTGGAAGAGAATTTCACCGTCTTTTTTTCTCAATTCAAAAGTTTTCATTTTTAGTTCTCCTTTTCGTTTTCGATTAATTCAATGATTCGTTTTACATAAATAAGATAAGCCATTCTTAGATCGTCCGTGATTTTTTCGGTAAGCGGATCGTTAAGATCCGCCTCAAAAAACTTGAGCATATCAAGCGCAGTCTTCATTTTCGACCTCTTCACTTTTTTCGTAGCCAGCTTCTAAGATTTTGTTGGCAGCCGAAAAAATGCGTTTTGCCGACTTTTCTTCAATAGTATTTTTAGATCCAAGCCAACTCTGAATATATCCTCGGCAATACTCCGCACCTTCAAGCTTCAATGCTTCACAACAAATGAGCGCTACACTTTCAGCCTCGACTTCCTTGATATTTCTAGGCGTATTGAAAGAGTCATGCGCTTCGATATCGGTGTGGCCAAGAATGACGTGCGCAATCTCGTGGAATAGTGTTTTATGCGGTAATTGCGCCATTGGATTAATTGCGATATCTCTACCAGAAGCATAACCTTGCACGTTTCCGTTCATATGCTCGAAAGTTACTAAATTGATATTGAGATTTTTAAGCGCGGTGTCACGATTCCATTCACCAAAAGATTCGGGCGTGTAATTTTCTCCCTCCGTTTGGTGCATGGTAAAAAAACGGTTTACCGCCCTAAATAGCACAAAACTCTCGTCAGTCTCTTCTCCGTTTTCGTCTTTTTTTTTGATTTTTACTGGCACAAGTAAGGATAAAGCCTTTTCGCCCTTCTTAACGCGTCGTCCCTTGGACTCCCAAAACTTGAAAGTCCCTATGGGCGCGACTGGAATTCCACGCTCGACACATTGCCGCATTGCCCAAAGTCGGTTACCGATTGAATATCGGCCAGTAAAAGCCGAATAGGCTTCTAGTATCATTCCAGGCTTCGATACGGCTTCGGCGAGAAGCCCGCTCATGTCTATTTTAATCTTTTCCATTTTAACATCCTGAAATTAAAGATTTTTTAATTGATCAAGCATCGCGTAAACTTCACTATCTTTGTGACCCTGATATGATAGTATGCGACGCTTCATGGCTAGCTTCGAAGTTTCTGCGAAGAAACAGTAAAAATCTCGCCCAAGGTGCTCAAGTATTTTAGTCTTTCGGTAAGGGATATACCGAAGACTTTTCCTGTTTGCCAAACTGTGAAGCTCTTTTAGGTCGGCAGAATAAAGAGTGACTGGTCTTTGGTGTGGAATTTCTAGAATGTAATATTTTTTCATATTTTGTCTCCTTTTCATTACACACTTTACACAATTAAAATAAAAAAATCAACCAAAAATAATTGATTCGCTGTTTTTTACGTTTTTAAGTTTGTTTTTTTGACTTAAAAGATCAATTTCATCGCAATAAATCTCAGCGTCCTTAAAGTTTGCCCCCTCTAGTTTGGCTCCATCAAAAGAAGCATCTAGAAAATTACACTCCGTAAAATCACAATTGGTTAGATTCGCGTCGTTGAAATTAACCATTTCTCCGTATGTTTCTCTCATTGAAGAGTAAGACAAATTACTCGAGTAAAAACTTGAATGACTTAAGTCAACTAAGAACATGTCACACTCTTCTAGATTAGAAAACTCAACGCTACAGCGTTCAATGGAAGAATTTTCAAAACGTGACCCCACAAAATAAGAGTCATAAAAGTCTGATCCTATTAGTTCGGATTCAACAAAAGAGCATCTTCTAATGATGCAGCGATTAAACGAACAACCCCTAAGTATAGCATTATTGAAGTTTGAATCATCCAGATTAGAATTAAATAGTTCGCATCCAGCAAGCAAGGCACCAGAAAAATCTACACCACTTAGGTCAACATTTTTCAGGTGAAGGTTGTAGATTTTTTGACCCCTTAAATCAATACCAGAAAGATCGACTTCATCTTTCAACGCCATGACGATTGCATTCTCTATGTTATCGGCGTCAGCAGAGTAGATTACGTCACCATTTTTGTTTTTTAACTGTATAGCCATTTTTGCCTCCTTTTCAGTTACAACATTACACCATTTACACAACCAATGCAAGCATTTTTTTAAAAAACCCATTCCAACCAATGCGCCGCGTTCCAATTAAGCCCCCAAAAAACCCAATAACCACACTTTTTACTTGACACTACACACAACACCCATAAGCTAAACCCAACCCACAGCCGCCATCAGAGTGAGTGTAACGAACGGGGTAGCCCTCGTACTAACCCCAATGGGTAACCCACTTACATAACCCCCATGGGTAAACCCCAGCGCCTGAGGATAGTGTACCCTCTTACTAACACACAGCGTAACACAGAGCCAAAACCCCTAAGCCAAGCCCCGAAGCCAAGCCCCGAACCCAACCCAAGCGCCTAACCCCCCAAGCCTTAACCAAACTAGCCCAAACACCCACAAGCCTAAACCCCATGCGTAACAACCCACTCACTTCCCCCAAGGAATCCCAAGCCCCAAAACCCCATGCGTAACCAAAAAAGCACCCCCCCTCCCAAAATCCAACCCCACAAACCTAACCCCTAAGCACACCATCAACCCCCCCAGGGGGGCACCACCTTGCCATGCGTGCCCGCGGGGTGTGAGAGTGGGGGAATATCCCCCCCGATCCATGCCTATGGGTTTTAGCATTGGTCACATTGTGCAAAGTGTTTGGTTATACTTTAGGTAAGTGGGACATCATTCATAGTTCTAGCCATCGTACGCAGTATTATCTTTCTACGTAGCCAATATCGCACGTGGGCTGTCTTTCTTTCGAATGATCTAGCCATCGTTCGCAATCTGTGCTTTCTACAAAGTTCTTTTTTTTAAATTCAACCAAAGGACAGAATTCAAGCCAAATACTTAAAGTATAGCCTAATTCAAAACCTCCATTAAAGCCGCCATCAAGCTACCACACAGCCTAGTACTGGTAATCCTGACCACGGAGGGAGGGAGGCGGAGGGATGGCTAAAAAAGACTACTTAGTGTGTGATTTTATTTTTATGTTCGTCCTTCCAGCAGGTGCGTATGGTCTTTTGTAAGGACTTACGGGTGGGTGGTCTGGATCCCCTTGGGGGTGCCAGAGTTACCTCTCTGTAGGTGTCATGGCACTATTACCGTCGATTTAACGACTCCCGTCCCGAATACTTACTCGATAACTTTCTGACCACGTCGGTCGGTCGGCTATCGGTCTGGCCCCTGTGTGCTTGAACGAGGACCTTACTCTTCAAGCTATGCTACTGGCACAAGCCAGGAGGATCTTTCGATCCCATGCGGCTACGTTCGATTTCAGTCATCTCACCGCACTGTGGGCACCACAAGGAGTACCCCAAAAAAATAAGCAACCAACAAGATTGCTATTGAATCTCAGGCATCGAAGCCTTATTCTGGGTCTAGCAATCCTGTTAGTCCATATCATACCCATCTCGGGATAAAACTCAAGATGGGTATTCTTTTTTTTAGAGAAATTTAAAAAATTAAATCTTCATCATTGATGACGAAAGACGGTTTACGAACGATGGCTTGGGTGTTGTCGAAGGGGGCGGTAGATCGTTTGTAGCTTGGATTGACGTCTTTTGCTTGATTTGCCCACGTACCGTCTTCTTTTTTGATTCTACGATAGATTTGTCCAACAGAGGGTAAAGCACTATACTTAATCATTCCCATCGCGCACGAGCATTTAAACGCGTATGGAGCGGTATCTGGAGACTCGGCATCGACCAAGATTACCCCGACATCTGAACAAGCATTACAATTCGGCGTGTAAGATTTGTATTTTGGGTTGTTATTCATGGCTGGTGATTATGAATCATCATTGTGAGAATTGTAATATATAAAAAATAAATGGTAAAAATTATATAGTGTCATTTTGGGAGATAGAATGTAAAACTTACATTAAGTCATGTGTGCCCCTTATGGGGTTCCTAGACCTTCCAAATGAGTTCTGCCTTTGTGCTTGTTTGTCTCCAATGCCTTACGGATGAGGTATCAAACGGTGCAAGGGCAGATTTTTTTGGCCCTACGAGGTTTAAAATGAATGATAAAAAACCGAGTAAAAAGGTAGAAACAAGAGTTAGATACCGAAAAGAACGTCCAATTATGGAAGCACTCGGAAAGAGTGCAGCATTAGCCGCAAAACTTGGTGATACTCAAGAAAAGATCATCGAACGACTGGATACAATGGCCCAGTCATTAACCAAGATACAAGACTTAGACCATAGAAGAGAACACTTCTACAGAATGGTTATTTATTACGCATCAATCGGCTTTAACGACACAACCATCGCAAAACAATTGAACTGCCAAGTAAGCACAGTCCGAAGAGCACTTGCCTCTCGTAGCATCAAAAGCGAAGTAGATCGACTTTCAACAGAAGTAATTAAAAAACAAATGGATCAAATCTTTACAAAGATCCTTCCAGAAGCGGTTGCTACTACCTACAGCATTATGACTTCTGAAAAGGAAAAAAGCACTGTAAGGCTTGAAGCCGCAAAACAAATGATGGACCGTGCTCTTGGTAAGCCAAGAGAAATGATTGAGCAAAAAACAACAATTATTGCAGATGTCTTTGACGAGCTTAAAAAAGCAAAAGAAAATGCAATAGAAGTTGAGCATTCTACTATTGATGAGTTGAAGGATTTTTATGAAGAAAGGTAAGAACGTAAAAAACACAGATATTTTTGTTGTCAAACCAGAACCAAAGCCTAAGATTGAAAGAAAGTCCTACGCACCAATTGATTTAAAAACTGCTAGAAGGGAGATTTCCGAGCTTCAAAAGAAGAATAACGGAACCTACTTCAAGCAGAAGAAAGGATGATGATTATGAAACCAAAATGCCAACAATTAAAAGGCCCACTTTATAAACACTTAGGACACTTTGCCAAGGATGAATATGTCCAAAAAGGCCATAACTCCAACGGCGAAGTGGAAATGAAAAAAGTTGGTTCTGTTACCTTCATGGACTTTAAAAAAGGAATGGAAATTAAAAAGGAATACGAGGACGCTGAGAGAATCCGAGACAGAATCAACTTGAGAAAAAGAATTTCTATTGAAGAAGGACGACCAGAAAGCATGATGCCTAGTCCAAAGCAATCTGTAAATTATAGAATGAGACTTCGAAAAGAAGAGGAATAAAATAAATGCAGGTTTCTCAAACAACCACTCACGATTTTGGTGCTACAAACGTAAACACAACAAACTGGCAAGAACTCACTCTTGTTAATGAAAACTCTTCAACAACACAAATAATGAAAGATGATATAAACGCAATAGAATTCAAGAATGAATCTGGATCTGTTGTTGAGATTGGTGTTGGTGTATCTGGACAATCTAGCCCACCATACGCAATTAATCGAATAGCATTAATCGCTGCTGGAAGGTTCGGTAAGTTAAAAACAGCACTAAGCAGGGGTCTTGCCATTTACGTTAGAGCAGTGGACACTACTGCCGACCAAGGAATGCTGACACTAAATTTACTGAGAGGTAGAAAATGATTCAGCTTATATTTTTTTCAATCATGGTTTTAGCTGCCACAGCGGTTAAGGCAGATACCATTGATCTTCCAAATCTGAAGAAAACAGCAACAGGAACAAGTCTTGGTGGCGGGAAATATGCACTTGATGTTTCTTTACCGCCTGGTGCAGTAACCGTCGAGGGAGCAAAGACAATCGGTGATCCAAATGCTGTAAACGACAAAGGACTTACTGTTCTTGGTGTTAGAAAAGATTCTCCTGGGCCATTAACTGGAGTTGCAGATGGGGACTACACGCCGTTTTTGGTTGATTCAAATGGGGATATAAGAGTGTTTACAACAAACCCAGTAAACGGATCGAACGGCTCTCCTGCTCCATCTGCTGGTACTATGGTTGGTGGTTATGATGGAACTAATCTTCGTTATCTTTCTACTGATACTAACGGAGTTTTGAAGGTCGATGTTAAGGGTAAGACTCAAGTTTTAGATTCAAGAAACGATTATTCTGGAACTCCAGTTAACACTAGTTCGTGGACTCAGCTGATTGCTTCTACTCCGCAAGATATTTCAGAGGTAGAGATATTCGATTCTAGTGGTCAGACTATGGAGCTTGGAATTGGGCCGCCATCTTCAGAGACAAGGATTCTTTATATATCACCAGGAGGAAATGGTCGTGTTCCGTTAATTATCCCAGCAGGTTCTAGAATTTCAATTAGGGCTGTATCTGGTAATGCTACAGTTGGTGAGAATTTGATTAACTTTTATAACTAGGGTGATTAAATGCTAAAGTTTATTTCAATCTTAATAGCGATAACAACAAGTGCGTATGCAGGTTCACCGTTTATTTTCAAAGGAAGTGTGGCTAAAAACTTAGCAGCTAGTGGAATTGAAGTTTCAAACTCATCAACAAAACAGATAATAGATTTAAACGTAGATCCTAGAATTGGTTCTGGTGTTTCGGCTCCTATTGGATCAATAGGCATGGGAGTCGGAGATGTATTCGTAAAGGTTGGTCCTGGAAACAATCAATGGGTTAGCACGACTTTTGTTTCTCCACTCACAACAAAAGGTGATATTTTCACTTTCAGCACAAGCGATTCAAGGCTGCCAGTAGGTGCAGATGGATATTTTTTAAAAGCAGATTCTTCAGAAACAACTGGTCTTAAGTGGGAAGCATTACCATCATCGGTTCAATCGATCAATTCTCAAACTGGATCTTCTCAAACTCTAACTACAGGAACATCTGGAGTAGACTTCAACATTGTATCCGCATCTGATACTCACACATTTAATCTTCCAATAGCATCTGCAACAACAACCGGTAAATTATCTAGTGCAGATTGGAATGTTTTTAATAACAAGCAACCTGCTGGAAACTATATCACTGA